CATACTCGCGTTGCGAGTCAGCAGTCAGACCAAGGCGCTCCCACAACGGCTTCTCAAGCTCATCAATCAGCGTGGCACCACGCTCAAAGGTGATTTCAGTAATGCCGACAGCAGCAGTTGCCACATCCAACGCCGAAGCGAAGAAGTCCTGATCGGCAACAGCACCGCCGTTAGCGGTAGTCTGGTACAGACCAATGTTCAACGTCACGCCAGTACCAAGATCGTCACACGAGTAGAAGGCGCGAACCATCTTGGCGTTTGACGGGATGGTGCAGAAGCGATAGGTCGAACCGGCGTCGCCGCCAGCAGCTTCCACCTTACCGTAGGAACGGAGAACCTGACCCGGATTTGCAGTGGTCAGAACGGCGGGGGTGGCATCACGGTTCGTGATGACACCAGATTTGAGATTTTCAGCAGCCATGATTCAATTCCTTTCGATTAAGCGCGATACGATTCGATGGCGAACACGCGATTCTCTTCCAGACGAGTCGCACCAGCAGTCATCTTCGTGTAAAGCTGCCAGGGTTCGCCTTGCAGATCGTTACGCTTGCTGACCGAATTCTCGATGTCGTTCCACAGGCCAAGGTACATGCCCGACTTGACCCACACCGGCAGCGTGACTTCGTTGGTGCCAGCCAGTTGGGTTTCGATCAGTTCGCAATGAACGAAGCGGAAACCGAGGAACTGAGTCACCATGCCGTTTTGCAGAACCGGCATACCACCGTTGAAGTCAGACGAGATAACCTGAATCTCGTTCAACAGCGAAGCGTGGTCAGCAGCAGTGATACCGATGTAAGCCTCTTCCATATCGAAGTCGATATGCTTAGACATCATCAGTTCCTTGACAGCCTTGATCTTGGCAACGTTCAGTTTCGAGTTCGCGCCACCCACGGCCACATCAACTTCATTGGCAGCGGTGAAGGCGGTCGAAGTACCACCGGCTTCGCCAGTCTTGGCAGTACCGGTGAAAGCCGAGCAGATCAACTTGTCAAACTGACGACCAGCGGCCAGAACCGCGTTCTGAACATAGGCGCTCGACGGGTCGGTGATGAGGCGCAGTTTGTCAAACTCGTCGATCAGTTGTGGCAGATCAAAGTCAGACGGGAACACCCAACGACGATCAGTAGCAGCATCTACGCGGGACATCGGGTTGAAACGACCAGTGACCGACTGCATTTCGACGGCACCGAACTGATCCACGGGTGAGGCTTGCTTGCCAACGTGGGAGCCGGTCATTACGGTATTGCGAAGTTTGGAACCCTTCTGCTGGAGCAGCAGGGCGATGTTCGTGCTGTACTGCTGCACATAATGGGTAGGCAGATTCACAGACATGGTATGTCTCCTGATGAGTTAAGTAAAAGTTTGTGGCCCTTTGAGGCGGCTACATTCCTCGACTTGTCCTCATCAAGAGGGGTCTGATTACTGCGGTGCTACTCTTCTTCGCGGGGCTTACGCTCGTACTTCCGTTTCGGCTTGTCCGCATCTGGCAGACCTTCTGCCAGCGTTGTGATATGACTATACATCCGTTTTGAGAGTTGTGCAATACCCTCAAATCTGTCCTCGACGGAGGGGCTGACGAGGGGAATCGCCAGCTTCACGCACTCAAGGGCAAGTTCAATACTCACGACGGATAGGCAAACTGCATCAGACGTTCCATCTCAGCACGGGCTTGCACATTCCCGCTGAGATACTTGGCCGTCCAATCCTTATCGCCACGCAGTTGTTGGATACGAGCTTGTGCGCCAGCGGGGGTCAGAACACCGTTCCCGCCAACACTGTCGCCCGACACAAACTTGTCCTCGCCGATACGCTTACCGATGTTCGCCATTGTCCGCATCAGATCAGCGAAGCCAAGAGACTGTTCCAGTTTGTCGATCTTCTCAGGTGACAGACCAAGTGCCTTGGCAGCATTCTTCGCCATGCCAATCTCTTGATCGTAAGCCTGTCCCCATTCCTTCTTGAGGGATTCGTTTTCGGCAGCGATGGTCTGCTTGTAGGCTTCCTGCTGTTGCACCGACATGGTGGAAGCGTACTCGTTGTTCCACTCAGCCAAAGCTTTCGCCTGCTTCGCAGTCAAGCCGAGCTCATGGAACTTCGCTTTAGCGGCTTCAGCAAACGAAGTATCCATCCCCTCGGGTACAGGAATCTCATACCCGTTCGGTTCAGCAGGGCGACCAAGTTTGGTGTAAAACTGACCAAGTTCGGTAGGATCAGCCTTGTCGAAGTCAGGCAGGCGCAGCAGTTTATCTGCTGGCGTACCCATGTGCTTCTCAAGCTGTTTGTACGAAGTGATGGCATCCACAGGGGTCTTCCACCCCTTATTCTGAACGAAGCCGGTAATGTCTTCAGGTGCGCCCGTCAGCCAATCAATCGTGGCGGCAGGAGGGGGAGCAGATTGCGGTACAGTACCAGCAGCAGGCGCGGAACTGATCGGTACAGGTTCGGCGCTAGGAGTTGCGCCTTGTCCAGCGGGAGCGCTGGGGGCAATAGGTTCAGTCATTGGATACCTTTCGTGAGTGAGTGTAAATAGCAAGCATCTGCTCGGAAGTGAGCTTCAGATGCTCTTGGATTCGCAGCCAAACTTCTCTGCGTCCTTCCATCACCGCATGAACCCGAGGGTCCGGGTGAAAGCAGGATTCATTCGCCCTGCAAAACGTCGCAAGGTCTTTCAGTACCGCCTCACCTGGCACGCCATCAAACGCGGCGAGGTAGGCACGTTTGCGCTGTGCCAGATAACTACGGGCTTTTTCCTTCACTTCTTCTGTCATACAGGTGCGCCTACTCCTTGCTTCATCATGGATGCCATCGCAGGAGCCGCATCAATCAACTGCTGCGTAGCGGCCTGCTGCTGACGGCCCTGACGGATCGCCTCAACGTCCTTCTTGCTCCGCATCCACGATGCAGGCATTGCCTGTGCATCGGCCAATGCGGGGATCATCTCATCGACGTTGAACCAGTCCAGAGCAGACGGGTCTTGCGTATTGGCAGCAATCTCGCCAGCGTACTGGAACATCCGCAGGCCACCAGCAGACGCCTCGGCCTTCTGCATCCGGCTCAACGGGGATTCATACTCAACCTTATAGTCAGCACCCGCTTCGCGCATGGCGTCGGTGATCGGCGGCAGCAGTCGCTGCTCCATCAGAATGTCGATCTCACGCTCAATCATCGGACCAAGGGCTTCGCTCTGCTGACGCCCCATGATCGGTGCCAGCAGTGCAGACTTCTCCCGAGCGCGTTCCAGCACCTCGGTCGCGGTCATCTGCGGAGTCTCGACGAGAATCTGGAACAGGGTGATGAGGAAGGCGTCATTGATGACCAGACGTTCTTCATCCATCATGTCCTTGGCGATCGCCAGATTTCCCGTGGGTAGCGCATGGACCAACTGACGACCTTCTGCACTCACGCCACCGTAATTGACGGCACCCGGCTTCAGGCTGAACGAGTCCAGAACACCATCATCGAAGGCCAGCAGCACCGGATCAACGGTGCGATGACCCTGCTTCAGCACGGTCTTCTTCTCTTCGTTCAGTGTCTTGATCGCCGGCAGCACATCCATTGCAGGACTGCGACCATAGTTCTCACCAGGCAGAGTGACGTAGCGCGACACAATGTACGGCATCGTGTCATAACCACCTTCACTCAGAATCTCCTTGGTTTCCTTACACAGGTAGATGGACGAGAACTCCATCCCCTTATAGTCGATGCGGTGAGGCTCGCGCTCATCGTTGGGGAACACGCAATGGACAATCTCGAACTCATCATCCGGCTTGGTTGCCGCCGATTCCTGAATCTTCTTCGGTGCCTTGTCGCCCCACTTCTGGACGATTTGCCTCGCGCTCATCTTGAAGCAGCGATACACCGTGTCGATGATCCCCTGATGGTTCTCAATGAAGAATACTTCCCCCAAGAAGATCGCCCGATAGCGCAGCCCACTACCCTTCGCCAACTTATCGACGAACAGGCAACCCGTACCAAATGCACCCAAGCTGGCGTAAATCTCGCTCTGCTGGCTGGCGTAGTTGGCTGTGGGGGCATAACGATACCGGAAGACCAGATCGTTCGCTTGCTCAAACCACAACTGAGTCTCGCGGTCCTTCAACAGGTACGGATCAGTCGGCTTGAGGCGGTGCCATGTCTGGTTGCGTGGTGTCAGAATCGACTCCATCACTGACCGGAACCGCGTCAGCGCAGCCTGTGCTGTCGAATCAAAGACCTTATCGGTCTTCTTCTCGCCGGGAGTAATCACCCCACGGGACATGAACATATCTGAGTATGCCGGCATCACATACTCGGCAATCTCCGTCCAGTGAGATTCCCATGTTGCCCGATCCCCTCGGGCCTTATCAACCCGTTTGAGAAGATCAGCAGCCTTGTCGTCGTTGGTAATCATGCCCCGAGCAACTTCTTCTTGGCAGTTACGGCGGTATCGTCCTCACCAGACTCTGCCATCAGCATCGTACTGGCGCGGCCTTCAGCAGCAGCACGGCGCTTACGTTCTTCAGCAGCAGCGCCAGTAACAGCAGCGGTATCCACAGTAGGAGCAGGTGGCGGAGGGGGCGGGGGAGGGGCGGACTGTTTGCCACCACCAATTATCGAACTGACAACATTGCCCATAGCAGGCTCCTTCTGAAAGTTACCGCAACATATCACCCAAACATCGGATAGTCAATATCCTGTGCGACAGGCGTGCGCCTGCCACTGCGTCTTGATGTAAGTATATCATTTCTCGCCACAGGGCGAGCGAATGTCTGTATCAACGCCTCGGCCATGTCTGGAGATGACAGACCACGCTTACGCATGTCCTCCTTAGTCTCCAGCATCAGCTTACCGCTGACCGGGTGCCAGTCGTACTGCGGCGCTCTCAGGTCAGAAATCAAGTCCTTGTCATCTGGCAAGCACCCTGTCTCGATCCACTCCTTCAGCCGCGCCCACAACTCCACGCGCTTGTTAATGTACTTGTCCTTGTCGTCCGGGCTGCTGCCGGCCTGTACCTCAATGACCTTGAATCGCATTGCCTTGAGCGCATCGACCACACCGCCGCCCACTCCACCACCATCAACAAAGATCGCCGCCGGGTTATACTCAGCCGCAGCCTCGGCCACCTCGCGTGCCAACTGCTGCGTGTCCAGCTTACGGAACACCCGCCACGGGATAGACCGAGCGTCCCTCCCTCGACGGAACGCGATCACTGATCTATCCTCACCGAACCGCGCCACATCCACCCCCATCAGCAGAGGTGCGCCGTGGTCAGGCTCCACGGTTCTCTCAACAGCGTCAGTGATATGACCATGCTGCATAAACTGCCTTGCACCCGTCTGAGGGAACTGACCATAGACCTCCACCCGTGCCTCGTCCGAGTCCTCACCAAACTGCCGGATAATGTTGTCGAACGCCGAGTGGCTGATACCCTCTACTGATCGACTGTCAATCGACCGCGTGCGCCAATAATCCCGCTTCTTGTTGAAACACTCGAAGAACGCACCGTCTGGTTTCCGTGGGTTACTGAATGCAAACCAAAACCGATCCACGATGTTCTCGGTGAAGACCCCCTCTTGTACGGTCCAGATCGGGTCAGGGATACCACTCGCCTCATCAAAGATCGCCATCTCACCATCGAAGTTGTGCGCTCCTGCGAACGCATCCGGGTTCTCTTCCGACCACAGTTGCCCACTGGCGTAGTAATACCTCGTACTCTTCTGTAGTCCTTCCGGTGACTCAATAAACTCCTTGAACCACTTCTTCGGCTGGATCGACATTGCATTGACATCAAAGAAGTCAGCGTTGATCCCTCGTGCCACCCACTTCGCAATCTCAGGGAACGTCTTAGTCTGCAACTGCGGCGCACCGTTCGCAGCCACCCATACGCTGCCACCGATCCTGGTGGAGATGAACCAGTGGGCCAGCATCCCCACCAGTGCCGACTTTCCCGGTCCTCGACCACTTGCTATCGCATATCGAAAGAAGTCCGGCAACATCCCCAAGGTCTTCTGCATACCGATCCCCTCGACCAAGTACGCCTCCACCTCCCCCATGACCTCCTTCTGCCATGCTCGCGGACCCTTGAACTGCTTCAACTCCCCCTCACCCCACGGGTACGCCCACAGTGCGAACTTGTACGGACTGAGGTAAAAGTCCTTACTGAGCATCCTCTCCAGAACCAATGAGTGCGCCTCGGTCATCCCCAACTGTGAATTCGCCATCTATTACTTCTCCAAGGAGTTGTCGTTCCCGCTTCTCAAGGATCATCCTGATATTTGTCGTCTTGTTCTCGGTGATCTCAACCTGCTTACTGTCACCATATCGTCGTCTGTTCAAGCAACTGGCTATCCATTTGCGATGCTGCAACCTCAATGCCGTCCGCTGCACATCCTCCAGCGAATCCACACCATCGGCAATCCGCAGCATGTCATCCACCAAAGCGTCAGCAAACAACTCCTGCGCCGATTCATACCGGGATTTTCTGGTCGGGTCTTTGTAAATCCATGCGCGGAACTTCGCAATGTCCGTCGCAGTATGGTACTCGTTGATGATGTCAGGCAAAGGCGTACCAGCAGCGAGTCGTTCCATTGCGTGCTCGAACAATGTCTCATAGAACTGATTGGTGAGTTCTTTCGCCACGCTGGTAACCATGCGCTTATCCATAGGAACATCTGGCGTCGGAATGAGCCAGTCAGGAACTGTGATAACTGCGCCCGTGATTTCATTAGTTTGCATAAGTGAATCGTACCATAACGCGATAAGGATGGAATTGAAAGATGCTTAATTGAGTCAAAAGGGACACTTGTCACAACTTGCTTGAGTGGAGTAAGAGAATCTCTTATAAAAGAATCTCTTAGAAAAAATAAAAATTTGGCTTGTGGTTGTACCCAAGGAAACACACGCGCCACCATTCCCGCTCCCCCACCCCCGGTACTCCCCCGTCCGCGATTCAGCGCACCATGACAGCAGCATGGGGCAGGGCAAGCCATGGTGACACGATCCATAAGAGAATCATTGATCGATGGTGCAATCAGGTCAGAATGAGAACATGTGCCAACTGTGCCAGAGTGACACGATCCATAAGAGAATCATTGATCGATGAGGTAAAAGAATGTCAGAATCTTGTCATGTGCCAGATGTTCCTTTCCCTGTGTATCATGCCAATTTTGATATATATTATAGATTCTCTTATAAAAGAATCTCTGCGTTTATCGCGATACGTGGAAAATCCTTTCCCCCATTCTCAGGAACATCTGGCACATGACAACAATCTGACAACAATATACAATTGCGTCATGACAACTATTGAAGGAAACAATCATGAAATGGAATTTTGCAACAATCATGGAAGAAGCAGCAAAGTATCAAACACGCACACAATTCGCCAATGGTTCAATTGGTGCATACCGTGCAGCATTACGATCTGGCATGATCGAAGCGCTGTTTCCGATTGAGCATGTAGTGATCGAACGGATAAAGCCTGTATCAGTCCGCAAAGTGACGCACTACGTGAATAAGCCATCGTTCGACAAGAAAGCAATCAATGCCGACGTGGAATGGATCATGAACGATCCAGATTGGCACGATCTGCAATATCGTGCCGCATCAGACTACACAGGCGAAGCGCTTACGTACTATTGGCAAAGGATCAACCATAAGAAAAAGTCTTATGGATCGAGCCAGAACCATCAGAACATCTGATTAGACTTTCTTTAATCAGCCGCTATCATTGGTCCCGTAGTAAGAAACTTTCTAATCACTCTAGTGGGGCTAGATCATGACCGCAAAACATTTTTACAACCTGGCCGCGCACGAAGGCTTCTTTGAAGCTGCACGAATGGCGCGATACCTTGGAGTCACACTGGCGCAGGTTCAATTGTGGATTCGCCTGTTACACCGCGACACGGTGAAGGCATGGCAAGCTCGTAACTCACTCTAATAAGGGGAAACGATTATGACAAAGCACATTTTTTACATTGAAGTAACTGACACATTTGGCGGCGAGCTTAACTATTGTTGGATTCGTCGTTACGCTGTGGAAGCAGCGACCGAGCGAGGCGCGATGCGTGTCGTTGGCAATCACGAAGGGTTCAACCTTCGCAACGATGGATGGAAATGGAATTTCATCGGCGCGTGCATCGCTGCGTATGTAGTAGATGATGAAATTCCGTACGAACTAGAACGCTTCATCAAACTCAATTTCTGAAAGGGGCTAGATCATGGAACGAATCACAATCAAGCATCTTGACGCGTTAGTTGCTCGCCTTAACTATCTGACAAACAGCCCGATGAAGCCATATGAAAAAGGCGAAGATGGCCGCATTCATGCTCAAATCGGCAACTATCACATTTCGCAAGCGTATGGCGGCGTGTGCCTGCACCGCATGCACAATGATGGCGGCGGCGTGACTACACCATTGTCCGGCGGACATATTCCGAAACGCGAGCTTTACGAACAGATGCACGCGTTCATCCGTGGCATTGAACTTGGAAAAGGGGCTTAGATCATGTCCACACTATTTGACGGCGACACAATCACGATTAATGGGCGCGCCTACCGCGTTAATTTTGAACAATATCAATACAGTAACGCGCCGTGGGAAGAGTGCGATGGTCACGGACCAGTACGCAAATCAAGCAAACCGCACCGCGACGGCTACAGCGACAAAGCCCCTGGCGAGCGCCCTCTAAACAGCGCAGGACGAAATGAGTATCAGTTTTACTACAACTGGGTGGAAGCCATGCGAATCGCAAAACGTGAAGGATGGAATGCTGCGCCCTACGATGCACCGAATAAAGTCCTTCGTGCAGTGCAGGCGAACTTTGACTACTTGCGCGGATGGGTTAATAGCGAATGGGGGTATCTGATTGTCACGGTTACAGACCTAGAAACAGGGCAATACGAGTGCCTTGGCGGTGTCGAGAGCCTTGGCGAATGCGCCCGCGAATGCGCCCGCGAGATGGCGCAAAACATGGCGCACGAATACGCCATAGCCAATCGTTTTGCCGATGCTATGGCCTGCGGGGTGTAACCATGGCAAACAGACTAGCACGCGACATTCTCGGCCAAGTAAAACGCGCCATCCGCGAACCTTACGCTTGGCCCGGGGGTTATCCGGTTTATATCGTAATGGCGGACGGGGAGCTACTTTGCCCTGAGTGCGCTAAACAAAACTTCCGGCAAATTGTGGCCGACACGAACTCACGCTGGAATAACAACTGGCGTGCAGCAGGCGCGGACGTCAAATGGGAAGGACCGGACGAACAATGCTGCCACTGTAACAAGGCGCTACCGTCCGCGTATGGTGGCGAAGATGAATAAATACCCCATGCCTTATAAAGCCCTTGCCCTTGACTTCCTAGCCTATGCTCTAACGCTCGGCCTCGCCGCTTGGTTTGTTTTTCTTATTCTTGAAAGGATTTAACCATGCAACTATCGGAAGATAGATTCTATAAAGGGCAGTTTAATTTCAAGCGCTGCGCCAATGGCCCGCTAGAATCAACCCCTATTTATAGTTATGAATCGAAGGATAAACTTTATGACGTTGTTTTTATTGGTGATTCTATGGGGTGCCGCATAAACGGTGCATGGGTTACACCCAACCAATACCATAACGCCATTATTTCTCATTTCAATCTGACATAACAAGGATTTAATCATGCTATCTATCAATTCCCCCCTGTCCGAGCGCCTCAACTATGCCCCCGCTGAAGTATCGCCCGATGAACTACACGATGCCGCGTTAGAGCTTGAGGCGTGGCGTAAAACCGCCGATGATCCTGCACACGTTGAAGAAATGGTGCAAGAGTTGGAAGATTTAAGGCAACAAGTGGAAGATTTGCAAGGGCGCGAGCTTCTACACTGGTCTAGCTCATCGGGTCGGATCGAGCTACAAATCACACGCGAGCAGGCCCGTAGCGCGGCGCATGGTGGGCAATGCGATAACGACGTAAAAGCCTTGTCTCAAAACCCCATGATAGCGGGCCAGTTGTCCGTATTGGCCCCTGAAATGGTCTCTAATGAGTTGCGCGATTACGGCGCATGGGACGCTGAAGAGTTGGCCGACCATGAGCAAAACTTGCAACGGCTTTTGTGGTGCGCGTGCGGTGATCTTAACGAGATGGAGGACTAGATCATGGGTGCCATCCTAGCCCTTGCAATGGTCGCCATTGCTATCATCTGGCGGGCCTGATAGACTTCTAACCGTTCCCTCCGATGGCCGCGCCCTGCGGCACTTAACCCGCCAGTAAGCTAACCCTGGCGGGTTCTTTTTTGGCCTAACCTAGCGCCTCTCATCCCCTGCTGAATCGGTGCCGGTCTCCCCTTGTCCGCGACCGTACAGGGCTACCCGGACCATTTTTCAACCCTAACATGGGTGAGTGCGTGAAAAATTCACCAGCGTACCGCACGGCGCGCATGGTGCCGACCATCAGCAACCCATCGATCAACCCTAACATGGGTGGGCGATTTGCCGGAGTCGTTTGCAGCGACACTCACGCAAAAAGAAACGGCACCCGAAGATGCCGTTTTGAACTTAACATGGGTGAGCGATTTACTCGGACTCTTTTTGATCTGGATCAAATCCAAGGACATGACGAGGTTGAGAATAGGTTCTGCCGCACCTTTCAACCGTGGCAATCATCCGGTCTTTTACCGCCTGCTTCGCGTGGATCACGCGCTTGCGATAGTCCGTATAAAGGGTGGCGACATGAGGATTTATGGCCCACGTTGCGCCATTGCGCCGTTCCTCCATAAGACTCAACCAGTTGGCAGCTACAAGTTGATCCATGACAACTCTCAAGTCATTATCAACCTGCTGCTGGTTTGATCCCTCGGGAATCTGACGTTTTGCTGATCGGCGCAGGTCTGAAAGAGTGATTGTTGGCTTTTCTCCCGCAAGGTGGATCACATGGTCAATAATCCATTGTTCAAGGGCGTTTTCCTCATTGGCGAAGGCGTACCGCAGGGACGGGATGAATAAGCGCTTGGTGACTTCAATGGCTGACTGCATGGTGGCAGCGGTGACATTTTGCTCATAGGGGTTGTTGATGAGGTGGAACACAAGCGCTAGTCGCCCACAAGTCCCCTCGATCTTTCCAAGGGCTGTCATATACACCCCATTGGTCTTGAGCAGGCGTTCATCGTCGCGCAAGGCCAGATACCAATCTTGGAACTGATCGAACAACTCGTATGCACCAGGTGAGAGGTGATAAGTTTTACCGGGGAGAGCATAAAGTTTGCGAATGAGTTGATCGTACTCTTCTTCGCAGGTCATGAACTCAGGGATCACCTGGGGTTTTACTGTTTTATCGCCTCTTATTGTGATCGGGATAAAACGTTGCAACAGACCATCACTGGACATCTTGGCAACTTGCTGGTGGAAGATTTTGGGTTGAATATTTCCATAGATAGACAGGGCGAGGTTTTCCGCTGAGATCGTGCCAGCGGTAACGCGGTCCATCGTGTAAGGGTTTGACTCATATCCTGCGATCCAGCACCCGCGATCATCACCAGACCGAGGGTCGTTGATTCGATTGACCCAGTTGCCCATCTCATCAAGATGGAGCAGGAAGCCACGGGGTCTGCCTTGTGCCAGATGGACCAGTTTCTGACTGGTGGCGTCATTGATAACCAATCGGGTGTTTTTTGGCTCGTCAGGCAGTATGGGGACCACTGGCATGGCGGTGTTACCAATGGCGGCATCAGCGCTTGCCATGTGCTCAAACAGATTCTTTTTCGCTGCTGCGTATGCCGCTTCCTTGGCTGACCACATCAGATGTTCGGCTTTGAATCGGTCAATGTCTTCCAGTTCCAAGCGTTGCAGGATGGACAGCATGGGCTTCGCACCGGGTGACTTCTTGTCTGACGGGTCACCAATGGTCATCAGCCAGAGGATCGGCGGCACCTGATAACCTGGCATCAGTTCAAGACGGGATCGGGCATCAACAGCCGCACAGACTGCACCAATACCTGCCATGAGAGGAACAATCGGATCACATCCTCGTGTGGTGCCTACTTCTATCGCCCGACGAGCCAGAAGCTCGGGGAACAGGCTCAGATCAACCTCGGGCGGTTGCAGACGCATGGTCAGCAGGTCGATCACCTGATTAGGGTTTTGTGGCGTGATGGGTGAGAAGAGGTGATGCACATCAGGCATGGGGCGTTTCCATCCGCGCTCGGTGGCGAGGTGGAACAGTGAGCCGATCTTGATCCCCTCGGGGTCTGGTTTGAACGAGCGCCAGCAGGCATTGATGTCGTTCGGTCCCTTGTACTTCATGGGGGACATGGACGACCACTCGTCCCATGTGGCAAGGGCATCAGGATGTTCGGTGCTGTGGAGCGCCATACCCACGGTTACCCACTCGTCGCGGGAGCAGTCGGGACTGATATGACTGAGTGCCGCCCTGATGTCGTTCCATGATGCGTCGATATCTTCGGTGCGGATGACGCGCTTGGTATCCTGATGGAGCATGGACTGCCATAACGCCATAAGCGAATCGGGGATCAAGGGGAGGCGCTGCCAGTGACCTTTACCACCCCACGAGTACGGTTGAAGCGTTTCAGGATGGATCGATGGGGGCAGAACATCCTGTACAGTCAGCCCGTTAGAGGCAGCGCAGCGCAGTTCGTATGTGACCTTATTGACCCCATCCACAGGGACAGTGATCTTCTTGGAGGGGAGAGCAAGACCGAAAGGCATTGCATAGAGCAGTTTCCCGTGTCCTGACTTGCCACTGTTGATCGTCACCGCATCGGGTGCGTCAAACAACTCCGCCAGATTGATACCATGTGCTGCCAACTGGATCAGCGCTTCGTTGTAGTCGTCAATATCAAGCGCCATCGTGCCACTATAGGCATGGGCCAGTCCGACACCGTACCCGGCAGGGATCATATTGGGGTCGGTAATGGTGTTCTCTCGTATGTTCCATCCTGAGTTCCTTGGTCCCTTGGTGCCGTTGGGGATCGGGACGAGGTGCCAACCCATGCGGATATAGGGGTCGAAACTCACAGGTAGCGTCGAGACTTGTGGTACGGCAGTCATGGTGATCCTTCCTGAAAATTATTTTGCGAGGTGCTATTGACAAGTGTAAAACAAGCGCATAACATTTGCAACACTTCATCAACAAATAGGAGAAATTTTGTGGCAACGAAGAAAACGAAGGATCAGGCGGTGACGGTTCGGCTGTCTCCCGACACCCGCAGGATGTTTATCAACAAGGCAGCGAAGTATGGCGGCACCTCGTATGTTCTCAGGGAACTCGTTCTTGCTTTTAACGAGAACCGTGTGGAAATGGCAGCACCTATCAATCCTCTTTTTACTAAGGAAATTAAAAATGAAATCTGAAATCCTCGTTATTGCTGAAGCAATCCTCGCTAACACTCAAGTTCTCAAGATGCTAGTGGAGAAACTTCCTGCGGCCGCTCAAGCTGAAGTGGCAAAGGTTGTTAATCCTACTCCTGCTGCTACTGTGGTGGCAACTGTCCCCGCTGCCGAGTCCCCTGTAACCGTTCCTGTTGCTGCTCCGGCCCCTGTGGTGGCTGCTCCGGTTCCCACCCCTACCCCGGCCCCTGTGGTGGCCGATCCTGTTCCGGTTGTCACGCCTGCTCCTACTGCTGGTGCCGCACCATTTACGGATCAGAAGGGACTGGTCGAGTACATCATGGCAGCATATAAGACCCTGGGACCGATCAAGGGTGCCACGATCCAAGGGGTGCTGAACGAATTGGGATTGGCGAACATCAACGATGTCAAACCCGAGTTGTATGCTGCCCTTTACGCTGGTGTTGAGAAACTGAAGGCGTCGGCATGACCACTCACTCCAATCTATCCCCTTCCAAGCGGCACCGTTGGTCGGCATGTCCCGGCAGTATCCGTGAGGAAGCGAAGTACCCCGAGGATCGCAGCGGTGCCGCAGCAGTAGATGGTACGCATACGCATACGCTGCTCAACAAGTGCCTGATGGAGCAGAAGAGTCCATCCGAGTACATTGGGCAGACTCTCAAGGACGATGATGGTGAGTTCATGGTGAGTGCTGATCGTGCCGAGCGTGTCCAGTTTGCGCTTGATTACATCAGCACCCGTCAGGTTGAGATGGGGTTTCCCGAGTGGCACTCGGAAATTCGCGTCGATCCTGCTCGCATCTTCAAGCGTAACGACTTGTCAGGTACGGTCGATGTCCTGTTGATCGGTGAAGACGAAGTTGAACTGATTGACTACAAGGACGGCATGAGTCCCGTTGAGGCTGATGACAATCCACAACTGGACCAATACGGGTTCGGGGTCATTGCTCGCATCGCTGACGACAACTTGAAGGTCAAGCAGAAGACCATGCGCTTCACCATCATTCAGCCGAAACTGCGTGAGCGTGGTATGAAAGGCATTGTCACCTACAGCAAACCCATGATGGAGTTCCTGATGGGTGAGAAGCGTCTTGCTGACCAAGCTGCTGCTACCGATGCACCTGATGCTCCGGTAATCCCCGGTGACGAGCAGTGTAAGTATTGCAAGCACAAGGGAGCCTGTAGCGCTATGGCTGGCAAGGTGATGGAGGCATCGGGGATCACGTTTGAGAACCTTGATGTCGCCAAGCAAGCCGCTGAGAAACAGCCGAACACCATGAGTGATGAGCAGATCAGGGAGATTCTGGAAGCTGCCCCCCTGATTCGTCAAATGCTGGAAGGTGTTGAGGTTGAAGCCCTGCGTCGTTTCGAGGCGGGGCATGAGATTGATGGTCTGAAGTGTGTCCGTGGTCGCGGTAGTCGATCGTGGGCATTCGATGACGAGCAGATGGCAGAGAAGTTGAAGAAGTTCGGGTTACCCAAGGATGCGATTTGGGAAACCAAGTTGATTAGTCCCGCGAAAGCCGAGAAGGTCCGCTGGAAGAAGCGGGACGGTTCCGAGCATCAACTGAACGATAAGCAACTTGCTATGCTGAAGTCGGAATACATGAAAAAGTCTGATGGTAAATTGACCGTTGTTGCTGCATCAGATGATCGTCCGGCTGTTACAATCAGTGCTGCATCGATGTTTGGTGCTGTTGCTGACCTCCCTGATTTTCTTAAACCACTCTGAAGGAGATTCAAAATGTCTGATGTTATTTTTCTGTCCAATGTTCGCCTCTCGTTCCCCCATCTGGTCGAACCCCACGCCTCCCCGATGAACCCGAATGCTCCCAAAAAGTATTCGGCTGACTTCATCATGACGCAGGACAACCCCGGCTTTGCTCAGTTCATGCAGCGTTACTCGGTGCTGGCGGCTGAGAAGTGGGGAACCAATGCCCAAACCGTGATGCAGATGATCCAAGCGGATCGCAAGTTGCGCTGCTATGGTTCGGGTGCCGAGAAGGTGGATAAGAAGTCGTTCAAGCCGTACTCGGGTTACGAAGGCATGGTGTTCATCAGTGCCAACAAGGATCAGATGCCGCAGATGATCCAAGCAGACGGTAAGCCTACCGAGATGGGTAACACGCTGGCTTATCAGGCGCTGGCCCGCAAGATGTACGGCGGGTGCTACGTCAATGCTGCCATCAAACCGTGGATTCAGGAGAACAACTTTGGTCGTGGTATCCGTTGCGACCTCGTTGCTGTCCAGTTCGCTGCCGATGGTGAGCCGTTCGGTGAAGGTGCTGCTGACGTATCCGGTATGTTCGGTGCTGTTGCTGCTCCGATGGCGGCTCCCGCTGCTCCCGGTGTGCCGATGCCCACGGCACCATTCCCGTCCTTCATGACGCCTCAGTAACAAGGACTCGGGGGAGCAATCCCCCGATTTAATTCCATGTGTGAAACATGCCGCTTCTGCCGCAAGAAACTCACGTTTCTCGGCTTCAGGGACTGGTGCGTTCGTTACCGTCAGTACCGCACGATTAAGTGTATCGACTGGATCAAGAAGTGATGTCTAAAGGATATAAACACGGGTTGAGATATACCCCTGAGTATCGTGTATGGATAGGAATGAGACAACGCTGTCTAAATCCTAGCGGTCATAATGTTTATTACTATGACAAGATAACGATATGTGAAGCGTGGGACGATCCTGTACAGTTTGTAAAAGATATGGGTGAGCGACCAACTGAGAACCATCAACTTGACAGGATCGACAATACCAAGGGATATTCCCCTGAAAACTGTAGGTGGGTAGATAAGACATCTCAGATGCAAAACACCCGCATAGCTAAATGGTGGGTCGTATATGGTATTCGATACCCAAGTCTTAGCGTGGCAGCGAAAGCCGTAGGGGTAACAACAAATCGAATAAAAGCGTGGTGTGAAGGTCGTACCGATGGTGGTTACACGTACCCTCCGAAAACTAACTGTTGGTCGGAGAAGAAGTATGCCATTTGATATTATTTACGACCTTGAAACGTATAAAAATGTGTTCACTCTGTCAGCGGTACATGCCGTCTATGACATTCAGTGGCAGTTTGAGATTAGCGACTACCGCAACGACAGTCGTCAGATCATTGAATGGTGTCAGTGGATAGCTGAACAGGGTGGCCGAATGGTCGGGTTCAACAACGTGGGCTTCGACTACCCCGTGCTGCACATGCTGATAGCTATGGGTAAGGGTGATGCGGCTACGCTGTACGAGAAGGCGATGCAGATCATTCAGACTGAAGAGAAGTTTGCTCATCTGGTGTTCCCGTCGAACCGCTACGTCGATCAGCTTGACCTCTACAAGATTCACCACTTCGACAACAAGGCGCGTACCACCTCGCTCAAGGCGCTTGAGTTCAACATGCGGATGGACAACATCAGTGATCTTCCGTTCCCGGTAGGGACCATGTTGAACCGTGAGCAGATCAAAGCGCTCCACGAGTACAACATGCACGATGTTCGTGCTACGAAGTTGTTCTATGAAGCATCATTGGAGCAGATCAGGTTCAGGGAGGAACTTGTACCAACATTGGGCGAAGATGTGATGAATGCCAACGATGTGAAGATTGGTACATTGATCTTTCAAAAAGAGTTGGAGAAAGCCGGTGTTCAATGTTATGAATACGGTAGCAATGGTCGCCAGCCTAAACAGACACCGAGAGATCGTCTGGTCTTACGAGATGCAATCCTCCCTTGGATTGAACTGGAAACGCCGGGGTTCAAACGCATCCTTGACCATCTCAGATCACAAGTCATCAGGGAAACCAAAGGGGTGTTTGATGGGCTTGTCGCGCATGAGTACGGATTGGATTTTGTATTCGGCACAGGGGGCATTCATGCTGCTGTCGAGAACGAGTCGTTTATCGCTAGGGGTGACATGCTTATCGAGTCGCGTGACGTATCGAGTTACTACCCGAATCTAGCCATCACCAATCGGTTCTACCCTGAACATTTAGGCGAGAAGTTCTGCGACATCTATCAGGACTTATATCATCGGCGCAAAGGTTTCCCGAAAGGGACTGCGATGAATGCCGCTTACAAGCTGGCGCTGAACGGCACTTACGGTAAAGCGGGTGACAAGTTCAGCGTGTTCTACGACCTGTTGTTTCTGTTGAAAATCACACTGAATGGGCAGTTACTGCTGTGCCTACTTGCTGAGAATTTGGCAAAGATACCCACGCTGCGACTAATCATGCTCAACACAGATGGCCTTGAATACACCATCCATCCTGACTACGTGGGACAAGCAAACAAGGTCTGCGAGTGGTGGCAGCAACTAACCAAACTGGAACTTGAGAGTGCCAGATACAGCAAGTTGTTCATACTGAATGTGAATAATTACCTTGGGGAGATGGTATGACGCACGACGAACTGAAGATACTGTTTGAATACAACCCTGAGTCTGGCGAATTTATCAGGAAGGTGATCTACCATCGTCAGGCAGGCACGGTCGGTTGCAATAGGGTCATAACCTCAACCAACTTACACGGATACCATACGGTAGGTATCAGAGGAAAGGTTCATTTAGTTCATAGACTGGTTTGGTTGTATATGACAGGTAATGAACCGGACGGGCAGATAGACCATATTGACGGCAATAAGCAGAACAACAGATGGTCGAATTTAAGAGTAGTTTCGTCTGTAGATAACTCTCGCAACAGGGGTGTCCGTAAAGACAACGTATCAGGCGCAACTGGTGTAACTAGGATCAAACGATCTGGTAAATATGTGGCGCGTATAGGGTCAGGACAGACTTACCGACACCTCGGCACTTTCGATACCTTTGATGAGGCATTACTGGTCAGGAAGAATGCTGAGTCTATCCACGGGTATCACCCGAATCATGGAGAGCGTCCGTCATGGGAAAAGTAAAAAGGAAGGGTTGCTTTGAATACGATCTTGAATGGCATCAGAACGGATCATCACTCGTTGTCCCCAAGGTGGCCGAGCAGGTATTGGTGCATGGCGCACCACTGGCTGACACGGTACGTAACTGGCCCGACAAGATGGACTTCATGTCTCGTGTCAAGGTGCCGCGCAACAGCAAGTTGATGTTGGTTGATGAACACGGTGATCGCCAGCTTGAGAACACCCAACGCTACTACGTTTCGACAGGGGGTGGCCGACTGGTCAAGGTGATGCCACCACTAGCGAAGAAGCCTGACGAGTGGAGAAGGATCGGTGTCGAGAGCGGCTGGACAGTCTGTCCCTGCAACGACATCAACGATGCAATATTGCCTATCAACTATGACTATTACATAAATGAGGTTGAGAAACTATGCTTGAGCGTGATATAGAGAAAGCAGTCAAAGCCTACGCTGAGTCGAAGGGATGGCTCACCCGCAAATGGACTTCGCCGGGACATGCCTTCGTCCCTGACCAGATATTCATCCGGTCTGATGGACTGATCGTGTTCATCGAGTTCAAGAAGGGAGGGTGTCGGGCTACAGCAGGACAGGTACGTGAGCATACGCGGTTGCGTGAGCATGGGTGCCTGGTCTATGTGATCGACAGTGTGGAAGCGGGGAAGGCGTTGGTGGATCATTATGCTAACCCCTGACAAGCTCCACGGTTACCAGCAGAAGGCTGTCAATTTCCAATGCACTCACCCCTACTCTGCCCTCTGGCTCGACATGGGACTTGGCAAGACCGCCATAACTCTCACTACCATTGCGCATCTGCTCAATACGGGCTTCCTGACCGGCGTGGTGATCGTGGCACCGATCCGCGTGTGTCGACTCGTATGGCGCCAAGAGGCGCTGAAGTGGCAGCATACCAAGCATCTCAAGTTCAGCATGGTCACAGGCACCAAGGATCAGCGTACTCGCGCCCTGCTCCAGAAGGCAGACATCTACCTCATCAACTATGAGAATCTCGGGTGGGTATCGGAAACACTTCAGACCTACTTCATTGCCAAAGATAGACCTCTCCCGTTCGATGGGATCGTCTATGACGAGATCAGCAAGTGCAAGAACAGCAGCACCAACCGGGTCAAGGCACTCAAGAAGGTATTGCCTCATTTCAAGTGGCGCACGGGACTGACGGGTACTCCCGCATCCAATGGTTACCAAGACCTGCATGGACAGTACCTGGTACTTGACCAAGGAGAACGTCTAGGAACCTCCAAGACCGCGTTCAAGACCAAGTTCTATCGCAAGGAAGGACAGTACAAGGAGGTTCCTTACGCTGACACCGAGGAACAGATCAAGCACCTCATTGGTGACATCACCCTTGAGATGTCAGCCGAGGATTACAACCCTCTACCTGACATGATCGTGAATGATGTGGAGGTGGAGCTACCGGACGACCTACGTAAGATGTACGACCAGATGGAGAAGGACTTCTTCATCGCCCTTGACAACGGTACCGAGATCGAGATGTTCAATCAGGCATCCTTGACCAACAAGTGCCTTCAGTTCAGCAATGGTGCAATGTATCCGATCCCCGGTATGCCGTTGTGGGAACCTATCCATGACATCAAGCTGGATGCACTTGAGGACATCATCGAAGAGTCTGCTGGTCAGCCGATCCTTTGTTCGTATGCTTATCGCTCAGACGCCGAGCGGATTATGAAGCGGTTCCATGAGATACGTCCGATCAACCTGACCGACTGTAAGAGTGAGCGATCCCTGACTGATGCCATGATGAGGTGGCGTTCAGGCGATTGTCAGTTGATGATCGGTCACCCTGCCAGCATGGGACACGGTGTCGATGGTCTGCAACAGATGGGTCATACGCTTGTATGGTTCGGCCTCAACTGGAGCCTTGATCTTTACGAACAGTTCAATGCCCGTATCCGTCGTCAGGGTCAGGGTGTCCCTGTCATCTGCCATCGTATTCTATGTCGGGATACTCTTGACCAGGCTCAATCGATGGCGCTGAACGATAAGGCGGACACACAAAACTCGTTGAGAAACGCGATCAAGTCTTATAGGTCAATGAAAGAAAAACCTTGACGAACAGAAAATCTCTGATTATGATGCACTCACGTTGAACAAAAGGAGAACAAACGTGGAACAAATAATCATGGATGCAATGCTCACTGAATGGTCAGTTCTCAATCGTGATATGCACACATTGCGTGAGGATCAGATCAAGGCACTACTTGACCAGGAGTGTCGCACAGGAAAGCGCAAGGTGTTTATTGAACGTCTGCATCAGCGTTACTCGAAACTGCGTACTGCTCGTGAGCGTCTTGAACTTTTGGAGAGCATCAAATGAGCATTTCAATGAAAGAAGTCCATATCCTGATTCAGGAATCGGCACTCGACGCCATGCGCGACCGCGCTGCCCGGATGCACCGTGAGATGAACCGGCTGCGTGAGGAACTGCAAACCCTTGAGGACGACATCGAGGACAAGAAGGAACTGATTACCGGTCTGCGTGACAAGTGGCTGCTCGGAGGTGTGGTATGAAATCCATCTACCCGACCTTCCTCAAGTTCTGCATCTGGATGCAGCAGATGGAGTACGACATCGGCGCAGCGACAGGCATGAATCACCGCTACCTTGCCGCGCTACGGGCCAGCATCAAGGACTTTGAACGTGATCTGCGTGTATCGGAGTTGAATCATGGCTAAGCCATGCTGGGTATTGTTCTTTGTAGCTATCGGTAGTACGTCGGTTATGTGTCTAAAGCCCAAGTCAATGAAGTCTTGCCCCGGTGAAGTCATCAGCAGCGAGATTCGCCCAGATGGTACGGTCACTTGCACGTACATGGCGACGCCGACGGCGCGAAAGACAGTAACGAAGAAACTGTAACGATCAACGGGGGCGCTTTCTGAAAGGAGAGTCGGTAGCGGGAACTACCCGCCCCCACCCATCAATGCCAGCCGGAGTCCTTCAACTTACTTGAGAAAGGGTGAATTGAATGAACTACGAAAACCGGCTGGCACCCAATAAGGAGAAGTGAAGATGATTGGCTGTGTTGTCCCCATATCTGGTGGTAAAGATAGTCAGGCATGTCTGAAGCTGGCGCTTATCCGCTTTGGTCGCACTGAGGTTCGTGGCCTGTTTTGCGATACGCAGTTTGAGCATCCATTGACATATACCCACGTTGATGCGATTCGTGACCTATATGGGGTTCGTATTGACGTTGTATCTGATGGCGATGTAGGTACGCGCTGCCTTCGCTATGGCCGCTTCCCCAGTGGCACAGCAAGGTTCTGCACTGATGATCTGAAGATCAAGCCAACGAAAAGGTATCTGGAGAATTTAGCCGCAAAACAGGGTAAAGGTTTTGAAGTCTGGTACGGGATGCGCTCTGCCGAAAGTAACGACAGGGCTAAACGATACGAAGGAAAAACCTCATCTGACCTATACCCACTACATGAAATCTTGCCAAAGAAGTACCCAAAGCACTTAGCAACTATGGGGGTTATGTGCCGACTTCCGATCCTTGATTGGCAAACATGGCAGGTTATGCAGCTTCTCGACGGTGAGCAGAACCCGCTCTATGCAAAAGGGTTTGACCGTGTTGGTTGCTTCCCATGCTTGGCAAGTGGTGACGCACCGAAGGAACGAGCGTTTGGGTTTGATGAAACAGGCAAACAGCACTACGAACTAGTGCGGTCAATAGAAAATAGAACAGGTAAATCAATATGGACATCAAAGGGTGGAGCAGCGCGAAACAATCCAGACCAAATGTGCGCGATATGCCAATCGTGAAAAGGAAATGAAAGTGATAAGCGACGAAGAAATCATCGAGATGGCGAATCTGGCCGGATGCACCAGAGGTTCAACGCTAAATATCATCGCCTTCGCTCGCCTCGTGGCCGAGAAGCAGAGGGGGATGGATGCGGGGATTTGTGACAGATTCCATGAGCGTCAGATGGTTCCGGCTGAATGCGCCGCAGCGATCAGGAGTCAGAAATGAAAACCGTCGGCATTATTACCGCCACGTTATTGCTGACAGCGTGCGGAACAGAGCACGCGTGTATCGAAGGGCGGGTGGCCTACAAATATCAGAATATGTGGATCACTCCTGATGGGGCTTATAGGTGCGAGGTGAGCAAATGAAGGCCTACATCGTATCGGAGGAAGTCTTGCGGCAGGTGTTGAACAAATTGTCTATGTGCTGGAGTGACTGCGACGAGATGGATGCACTCCGCACCATCCTCGCCAAAGAGCCGAATGAGCCGGCGGCTTGGGTATGCCTATTTCAACGGGTAATACAAGATGAGTTTCTATTCAACACAGAGAGTGAGGCTACTAAATACATGCGTCAGTACTCCCCTGAAGATCAGCAGGAAATGGAAGTGCAACCACTCTACCAAAAGGATTTGTGATGACAATCATTCAAGAACTAATTGAAATCATCGAACGAAAAAACTCATGGGGTAAGAACGAAATACTGAAAGAACTGCTTGGACTACTCGCGAGGCATTACAAATGACCACCCTGAACGAGTTGGAAGCGCTGGCGAAAGCGGCAACGCCGTATTGGGATGGCCCTATCAATGCTCCAGTGCAAGAATTCATTGATGCCGCCACCCCCGAAACCATCCTGCGCTTGATCGAGTTGGTGAAGGAGATGGGAGAGGCGTTGGAGCAATTCGCAAATGTTGAACTTAGTGATGATAACTGCGCATCTTATGAAGTGGCAAACAAGCGAATCAGGAACATAGCAAACGCAGCACTCGCCAAGTACAAGGGGGTGGATGGAATGAGCGGACTAGATAGCGGGTATGCAGGGTGCCAGTACAGCGTAGGTCACGCACAGGCGCTTGAGGCAGAGAATAAATACCTGCGCCAGCAACTTGATACACACAAAGGCATCGCAGCTATCGCTGAAGAGTACGGCATTGATGGGTTTGTTGAGATAGAAGCATTGCGCCAGCGGGTGAAGGAGTTAAATGAACTCTTATGCACCATCCACCGCGATGGTGGGCAGTACATCCAAGAACATGGGCAAGCCAAAGCCTACGCTGATGCGGTCGAGAAGTTGAACGAGTGGAAGTTTTTACCTGAACAACTCGCCGCCGTGACGAAGGAGCGGGATGAGTACAAGCAAGACTGCAAAGACATGCAAGAGGATTACATCACGTTCAGGAAAGAGTTAGCCGCCAGCCAGCACTACGCCCAGCAGTTGCGGGAGGCGCTACACGTTTGCGCTGAGTCAATCCGCCATCGCTTTGGGAAATGCCACGAACTTAGCAAGGCGGATACCGCGCTAACCCTCCCCTGCGACACCTCGGAGCTGGATGCGCTGGTGAAGGATGCTGAGCGGTATAACACAGCGCGAGCAGCTTTCACGAATGACGGGATAACGCTCAAAAACGGCGACTATCTGGCCGACATTCTGCTCGAACAAGGCACACCGGAAAAATTTGACGCAGCCATCGACGAGGCAATGAAATGAACTACACCGTACCACACCACCCCTGCACCCCGGACTGGCCCATCGCCATGATGCTGTTCGCGCTGGCTGGCAAGCCAACACCACAGCCCAAGTGCAAATACTGCTCGGGCATTATCGTGACCAAGCGGGCGTCGAAGTATTGCTCGGCAGACTGCCGCAATGCCGACGGCAAGGAGAAGGACCGCATCAACGCGAAGAAGGCACGGGCAGAGAAGAAGTCTGGCGCACCCAAGCCCCGACCCGAGGTAGCCTGCCAGCTTTGCGGTAAGATGTTCGCCCCCACCAACAACACGTCGAAGTGGTGCTCGATTGAGTGCCGTGGGACTGCCGACTCAATCAGAAAGCGAGCCTATCGTGCCTCCCGTGCATGACCATGAAGTACATGATGCCGTCAAGAGCAGCAAGGCCAAGCCCTATGGGTGCAGCAACGGTAATGCGCCGTCAGGGGGCTACTACGTCAAGGCTCGGCAGTACCGGGCAGACGGCACCTACTATATGTACGACCACTTCATCTCGCATGTCTTGAGTACCCATTGCAGGTACGACAAGCGCCCCACGGACCCCCGGTGTGGCGAGTGCGAGTTACACTCTGACGTTGAATACTTGAAAGGGTATGGAATGTGAAATCAGACGGAAGCACCGCCAGCTATTACGAGTTGCCCGAGGGGGCGACAGAGTTGCAGCACCTCATCAGCTACCGCAACATGAATGCCCAGGACGGGGAGATGTTCCGCGCCCTATACCGCAAAGGCCTGGCTGACCACAGCGACGCATTGCGTGATGCCAAGAAGGTGCTGTTCTACGCCAAGGCAGAGGTAGATCGGCTGGAGAAGTACGGAGCTACCTAGCCACTCCCTTATGCTTCTCAAACGACCTGGCTCCCGCAAGGCCCAACATACCAAGCAACACTTGCAGAGTCAGGTCGGTGTCAATCTGCGGGAACGCGCCAGTGTAGTCAAACCCGACTACAGCGACGAATCGCAGGATCGGCTCCACGATGGCTACATACCCCAAGGCAAAGCCGCACAGCCACCCGGTAGCCGGTCTCCAGCCTGCCACAAAGACACTGGCAGACTTGGCCTCTTCCTTGTTAATCTCCAACTGACCAAGCAGCGCGTCCAGTTCGCCCTTCGCCTGCATGGAGAGCAGTTCAGCCTTGGCCTTGTTCGCCGCCTCAGTGTCGGGCAGAACCTTGTCGAGAATGGAGGTTACTGCGGGGATCAATAGTTGCCACATTCTTCATCTCCTTCAGGCTCATCATCGGGGTGCGGAGGCACCCGACTCAACTTGACCTTCTGCTGCGACCTGCGGTAGGCGAGGATCATCTCCGTAGCATCCCGCATCTCGCTCGGAAAGGATGCGCCGCTGTTCAGCCTCAAGCCGCTGATATGCTCGGACAACAAGCCAGAACTCAAACGCCCCACCGATGACGACGATGAGGAAGAAGCCGATGACTGTGAGTGATATTTCATTCACGCTACCCCCTCGACGTAGGACACACCGCCGCCCTTCTTGAAGATGGCCGTCATCACGCGCATCTTGGGAATCTGGTCAGCAGGGGGGAAGGCGATATGTACCCAAGCCCCCTCATGGATTAGTTGGTCGAAGCCAATGTGTTCCTTGTTGTCCCGCAGATGGACGCAAATCTCTCGCGGCGTGCCGAACGTGGGACAGGTAAAGTCAGCGGCCAGCCCAAACATGTGCGCCGAGGTCTTGCTACCACCGACACCGGCATTGACCTTGGGGGCGCGGTAGCCGCTGTTGATGTAGATCATGTTGTTGCCAAGGAGTACGCGGACCCGTTCCAGTCCCGCTGCCAGCGTGTGCAGGTTGTCGAGGATGTCCGCCTCGTTGGGGCTGTTGTCCAGCCCGTGCCGAATGGCGTAGTCGGATTGCGTGAGTTCAGCAAGGGAGAAGTGCGCCGAGAGATTCATTTCTGTGGCCCGTGTAGAAATGCTGTCCAGAGTTGAAACGCCACCCACCCCGCCAAGCCAAGCAGCCCATACTTGGCGAGTTCTTTCTTCATCGTCTGCCAGAACTCGGCTTTCGCTGCGGCTTCCTTCACCCATTCCTCATGCGCTCTGCGATGCCCGTTAGGGTCTTGCTCAGGGAAGGCATCGAACAACAACTCGGCACGGCCCATGAACGCAGTAATTGAATCTACCAAGTGACGATGGCGTTCTTCCGACTGTTCAGCATTGTGCTGAAGGTCGCTGCGAATCGCCGCCAACTGCCTATCCACTTTGTCTGAATGGTTTTCCAAGCGCTCGTCAATATGGTTGAGAATGTGAATGGGGATGGCCCGACGTTCAATCGGCTTACCATCAGGGGTTGTCGGCCACTCGTCGGACATTCAGGCTCTCCAACCAGATGAGAGTTTCAGTAGGATCAGGCGGAGCGCCATAGGGGATGAACGGTGTGCGATACCCGTGGAACCATATATCATCGTTGATAGCCTCAGCACAGTGCGTACCCCACCAGTTGATCCCAAGCAGTTGCAGAATTGGGTACAGTATAACGTCCATCGTGCCGTATTTGCGCTTGCCGATCATCATTTCTAGGTACTCTTCAGGCACATCCACCGGGGAGTCGAACACCCGCACATCCCTGTTGTCGTAGTGGTCCCGAGGTATCTTGCGGAAGTTCCAGTTCATGTCGTACATGGCGTTATCTGTCAGCCACGCGACATGGTATGGATAGGCCGGATGCGCCGGCTTGCCCAAGATCATCCGCCCCAGCGCCTGTAACTTGGCACTGAAGCGGTCAGGATCACAAATTACCGCTATCTGCGTTGGCACTGTACCGCTCCGGCCAGCCTTCGTTGATCGGCGTATCGTCCTGCTGCTTGGCTTGGCAGATGGCGAAGATGGTGGCTTCACGCGCAAGCTGGGCCGCAAACAGTTCTGTTGCCAGTGCCGGCGTCATGGTGACGAACGAACCATCCATCGTTTTCCATTGCAGGTTGTCCGGCAGAGACATGCCGGCCATCGTCAGGGCCATCTGCTGCTGCTTGGATTTGACATCGGTGTGGAACCACTTGCCACCCACCAGACAGCCGCCGTTCTCGGTGAGGTCATCCCTTATTTGCTTCAGCTTGGCAGTGCGGAGTTGTGCCAGTTGCTCGGCTGACTTCTTCGTGAAAACAACATACGGCGGCATCCGATCACCTGTTTCGGTGCGGTAGTAGGTTTCATCCGAGTAATCAGCCGGAGGTGTGGGGTCAGGGATTTCAATTAGCCCCGCAGTTTCACGAATTGCCGGAGTGTCCAGCCTGCTGAATCCTTTGTACGGCTGGTCGATATTGACCCAAAATTGTGTTTCTTGATCTATGAACATTATTGTTTCTCCTTGAATTGGTTTCAGCGTGCAGTTGCCGGGGCTACGTTCTCGCCGCCGAACGGGGAGGATGCGTAGGCGCTGTATAGGTAGTTGTAGCCACTGGTATTCATGTTTGTGGAGTCGTGTCGCAACTTAACTGACCCCGCATCAATGTCCGTATACAGCGTTGTTGCCTCGGCATTGGTTACGTTTGCATACACACCTTTACCAGCAGGGTTGTATGGGTCACGCGCAGTGTCTAGCACCACCCAATTGCCACCGGCTTGATCGTACAACTTAGCCCTAAACCACCGAGCCTTGAATCCAAGATACGGATTAGGGCCGTCAGCCGAACCATTGCCA